GGCATGTGAGTTCAACTCTCACTTCCGCCACCAAAAAATAACACGAAAGAGGTGAGGAAAGGTGAGTAATGAAAATTTGAAGAAATTTGAAGAAAAAAAGCTAAAATCAAAGCAGAAAAAAGCCATTGAACTGTAGGTTTATAAAGGCTTGAGCCAAACGGATGTTGCAAATGCGGTTAAAGTGAGCCAACAGACCTTATCTTCATGGATAAATCACGATGAGCTTTTTATGCGAATCAGGGATGAAGAAGAAGCAAAAGCGGAGCGTGAGAGAAAGCGGAGATACAAGGGTGCCGCACAGGTCGCAATCAATAAGCTGATCGAGCTTATTGAGAGTACAGATGACAAGGCTGCTCTCGCCGCCTGCAAGGATATTCTTGACCGTGCAGGTGACAAGCCGTCGGATAAGGTTGACCTTTCCGGCACTCTTGAAACGACGAATAAGCTCGATTCGATTCTCAGGCAGTTGAGTGACGATGAGTGAAAGTCTTATCCTCAGTCCGAAGTATAAGGACTTTTTGAAATATAAAGCGCCCGTTGAGTTTCTCGAGGGTACGACGGCGGCAGGCAAAACTACTGTCGGAATTGTCAAGTTTATGTTCAAGGTTGCGGATAGTGCGAAAAAAATTCACATAATCAGCGGACTTGATACGGGTACGATCGAGAAAAACATCATCAACAAAGACCTCGGCATACTTGACGTGTTCGGCGAGCTTGTGGAATACAACCCATCGGGCAAGGGCGAATACAGTATGCCGCACTTGATTTATCGCACACCGAACGGTGACAAGGTAGTATATATTCTCGGCTATGATAACAAGGCACGTTGGAAAAAGGCTCTCGGCGGTCAGTATGGCTGCTTGTATATCGACGAAATCAATATAGCCGATATGGAGTATATCCGAGAGGCGTCGATGAGGTGCGATTATCTTATGGCGACGCTGAATCCCGACGATCCGAGCCTGCCCGTGTATGAGGAATATATCAATCATGCACGCCCGACAGATCGATATGCAAACGATGCACCGCCCGATCTGCTGAATATGCTCAATGCTGAGCCGAAAAGCGGCTGGGTGTGGTGGTATTTCTCATTTGACCACAATGCAGGTCTGCCGCAGGCGAAGAAAGAGCAAATTATCAGCATGGTTCCGCCGGGGACGAAGCTGTATAAAAATAAAATTCTCGGTCTGAGGGGCAGAGCAACAGGGCTTGTTTTCAGTAACTTTGACCGCTCAAGGCACATCGTAAACCGCAATCAGCTTTTGCAAGCCGAATTTGATAAAAAAATACGGTTTGTTCAGTTCTCGGCAGGGCTTGATACGGCTTATTCTTCGAAATCACCTGATACGATCTCGATGATTTTCCAAGGAATCACGCAGGACAGAAAGCTGATCGTGCTTGATGAGCGTGTTTATAACAATGCAAATATGTCAAATCCCATTGCACCGTCCGATACGGTGCGGAATTTTATTGACTTTTTGGAGCGTAACCGTGAAGTGTGGGGCTTCGCACGTCAGGTGTATATTGATTCGGCGGATCAGGCAACTATTACAGAGCTGAAGAAGTATAAGCGGCAAAATCCGTGCCTTTATAATTTTAACGGCGCATGGAAGAAAACAAAGATTATTGACCGAATTAACATGCAGCTCGGTTGGTTGCACACAGGCGATTATCTTGTATGCGATACCTGCCGAGTGCATATATCCGAGCTTGAGGCGTATTCCTGGGCACAGGATAAGGATAACGAGCCCGAGGATCGCAACGACCATACAATCAACGCTTCGCAGTACGGATTTTTACCGTATGTGAAGATGATAGGAGAGATTAAACAATGAGTTAGAACGATAAGGTTATAACAGCCATCAGAAATTATCTGAGAATAAAAGACCCGCAGAGCCTGAGCATAGAGATAGATCAGCTTCTGAGCTTTGATGCAGAGGTTTTTAAAAATCGAATATGGTACAGAGGTGAGCCGAACGAGCTTCACGAATTTTATGGTAACCTTGATGACGGCATAAGCAGACAGCATTTTTGGAGTGCAAAGCCAACAAGGGGCTGTAAAATTCGCAAGATACATACGGGCTTGCCGGGAATGATCGTCGATGTGCTCACAAATGTGTGTCTTGACGATCTTTTTGATATTATACTCTCCGACAGACAGGACGAGTGGGATGAAATCGCAAAGGATAACAAGTTTACAGACCTTTTGAAAGAATGTGTTTCGCAGACGTTGGCTCTCGGCGACGGCGCTTTCAAATTCTCGTTTGATGAGAGTATAAGCAAATATCCGATTATTGAGTTCTACGAGGCGGACAGGGTGGATTTTGAATATGACCGAGGACGTTTGATTGAAGTCGTATTCAAAACAAAAAAGGTGCTGAATCAGAACTGTTACACGTTCAAGGAGCATTACAGGAAAGACGGTATTACATATTCCCTTGAGAATTCAAGCGGCAATGAGGTCAATATGGCGGATTTTTCCGAGCTTGCCGAGTATAAGCCTGTGATGAACAAGGCGGAGTTCCTTCCTGCTGTCCCCGTTATTTTTACGCCGTCGGCAAAATTCAAGGGCAGAGGACAGTCGATTTTTTCACGGAAATACGATAATTTTGACAGCCTTGACGAGGTCTATTCTCAGTGGATGCTTGCTGTTCGTAAAGGTCAGATCAAGGAATACATTCCGAGAGACTTTTTGCTGTCCAATCCGTACACAGGTGAAATTCTGCAAAGCAACGACTTCGACAACGAATACATCGTACTTGAAGCGGACGGCGGAGAGGGTGCGGTCAACAAGGTTGAGACCACACAGGGCACAATACAGCATGAGGCGCTTTTGGCTTCATATATCACGGCTCTTGATCTCTGCTTGCAGGGTATCATTTCGCCGTCAACGCTCGGTATTGACGTCAAGAAGCTTGACAATGCCGATGCACAGCGTGAAAAGGAGAAAACAACGCTTTACACCCGAAACAAGGTGCTTTCCGTTCTCGACGGTATCATAAAGGACGTTATTGTTACGGCTCTCAAATTCAGCGACACGTTGCAGAACAAGTCAACGGACGACAGCATTGATATCACCGTTGCCCGTGGCGGATATGCGAACCCGTCGTTTGAAGCTCAGGTTGAAACCGTCAGCAAAGCGGCGGCCGCAGGTATAATGTCAACGGAAGCCTGCGTCGGTGAGCTCTACGGCAACGATAAGGACGAGGAATGGAAGGAAGAAGAAGTTCGTCGCATTAAGGAAGAAAAGGGCATTATCGAGGCGGACGAGCCGTCCGTAGGTGGTGAGATTTTTGCCGGTGTTGAATAATGAGTGATTTTGATAAGGAAATAGCCGAGATCTACAAGGACATGGAGCTCAAAATGATTGAATCCATGAAACGCAATCTCGGCTTACATTTAGCCGAAGAAACCGAAGCGGGTATTGATTATCCGCAATGGCAGGCAATTAAAATCCGTGAGCTGCGTAAATATCAGCGGCACAATAAGATGTTGCTTAAAAGCAGCACCCGAGGTATGGCGAAGAACATTAAGGACCATATCCGGGACGAGATGAAACAGGGTTCATTGCACGAAATGAAGCGGTTTAAGGAGGCCAAGGGTGCAGGCTATAAATCAGCCGTAGCCATGAAAGACGGCTTCTTTAAAATCAACACCCGAAAGGTCGATGTGCTAATAAATTCGGTTAACTCGGACTTTTCAAGGGCAGATAAAGCCGTGCTGCGAATGATGAACGATACATACCGAAGCACGATATTTAAATACGGAATGTATGTTACGAACGGAGTTTACACCGAGAAGCAAGCATACGATGCGGCGGTCAAGGACTTTCTCAGCCGTGGCATTAACTGTATTGAGTACAAGGACGGACGCAGGGTCAATATTGCCGATTACACGTCAATGGCAATCAGGACGGTAAATCAGCGTGCATATATGGCAGGCGAGGGCGAATTTCGGAAGTATCTCGGCGAAACGCTTGTTATTATATCCAGTCACGCGACATCGTGTAAGCTGTGCAAACCGTTTGAGAACAAGGTGTTGATTGATGATGTCTATTCGGGCGGAACGCCTGACGACGGAGATTATATGCTGCTCTCTCAGGCCATGGCGGAGGGCTTATTTCACCCTCGTTGCCGTCACGGTCTCGGAACGTATTACCCTGAGCTTGAGGATATCGTCCATTATGAGACGGAAGATAACAAGCTGAACGAGTACGGCACGGAGGAACTCAACCTGGCGCATATTGAAAATATGATTCAAAAATACAAGCGGCTGACGGTCGGAAGCATTGACCCTGCCAATATTGCGAAATATCAGGCAAGGCTCAATGAGTGGGAGCGTAGAAAAGCTCAATTAGGTATTGCAAATTCCGAAAATAGTGGTACAATAAAAGAGCAAAGCATATATGCTGTCAGCACTGACCGAGCTCAGTTTGAACGGTATAGAAATGTGCTTAAGAAAGATGCTCCAAAGACTTTTGAGAATTTTCTGCAAATTAAATATACCGATTCGGATAAATGGAATAAGATAAAGGCTCTTGTCAATAGCAAGAACTATCTACAAGAACAATTAGCTTATATTTATAACGGCGAAAAATGCTTTATTCCGAAACACACCGTTTTTAGTTCAAAAGCTAAGGTTATTGCAGGAGGAGCTGCAAAAAATAAAATAAGATGTGTTGACAGCTTGATTAAAAAATATGGCGGTACTGCCGAAAAGTGGGAAAAGAAAGTTGCTTCAATTAAAAGTGACAAGTATTTGTTTGATGTGCATTGGTACGAATGCGACGGCATACAGTATGAAATGAAGCTCAAACACAGAAAGGAATTATGATTGTGAAATTAAGATATAAAGGCGAATCTTTTGGCGTAGACAGTCTGACTGACGGAAAAATATATAATGCAGTCGAAGAAGATGGAATGTATCGTGTTATAGATGACAGCGGCGAAGATTATTTATATTCAATGACCAATCCCGCGCCTCTTGATGGAAGCTCAAAAGGCGGAAAATGGGAAATAATTGAACAATAATATTCAAATTGAATACCTGATAAGCACCCTGGGCAATCAAGGTGCTTTTTTCATGCCTATAATTTCAGCGTTGCCGTAATGGTGACGCTGTTTTTATATCAAAAATACAGTTTGCCCGTATCTGAAACAACGGGGTGCGGATGTCCTTATCCGTAAAAAAAGGAGAGTATATGGCTGAAGAAGTCAACAACACAGAGAATACAGAAAACGGCAATGTACAGCAGGACACAAATACCGGTGCGGCGAATACAGAGCCGGAGAAGAAGTATTCCGAGGAGGAGATGAACGGTATCTCCAAGAAAAACAGCGAAAAGGCTGTTGCCAAGGTTCTTAAAGAACTTGGCATCACAGACAGGGTCAAAGCAAAGGAAATTCTTTCCAAGGCAGCAGCGGAGGAAGCGGCAAACTCAGAGAACAACGGTACCGGCGAAGAGATGTCGCAAATTCAGCAGGCGCTTGCCAAAGAGAGAGAACGTGCGGACGGCGCAGTGCTTGAAAGCCTGCTTCTTGCCGCTCACGTTGACGCAAAGAAGGTCACAAAAGCCGCAAGGCTCGTTGAACGTGACAAATGCGTTGACGATGACGGAAACTTTGACCGTGAAAAGGCATCGGCACAGGTTGCCGAGCTTTTGAAAGAATGGCCTGAGCTTTTCGTTAAGGCTGACGAAGGCAACGTCGGCTTTGTTATCGGCGGCGACGGCAAACCGGGCGCAGAACAGAAGAAAACGCCCGAAAAGAAAGTTCCGCAGAAACGCTGGAACAGATTTAACTAAGAAAGGAAGATTTTAAATGTCAAACATTAACTATGCTCAGCAGTGGGCACCGGAGCTTCTTGACATCCTCATACAGGGTTCAATGATTTCTCCGTTTATCACAACAAACGTAAAGTGGCTCGGTGCAAAGACCTTCCACTTTACACAGATGTCAACCTCAGGCTACAAGAGCCACAACCGTAATGGAGGCTGGAACAGAGGTAACTTTGTTCAGGCTGATGTGCCGTTCACTCTTATGCACGACAGAGATGTTGAGTTCTGTGTTGACAGACTTGACGTGGACGAGAGCAACGCAACCGCATCAATCAAGAACATTTCCGAGACATTTACCAGCACACAGAGCGTCCCCGAAGCAAACGCATTGTTCTTCTCACGCTGTGCGACCAAGGCAAAGTCACTCGCAGGCTATCACAGCGAGACGGCGATCTCAGCGTACACAGCCGACAATGTATATTCAAAGCTCAAGGGCTATATCAGTCATCTTCGCCGTTACAGAGCAATGGGCGCACTTGTCATGTATGTACGCTCGGATATTATGGACTTGCTCGAAAGGTCAACAGAGCTTCAGCGCAAGATCGAGCTTACTCAGATCGCTGAGGGTGGTATGGGTATCGAAACGAGAGTAACCTCAATCGACGGTGTACCGATTTTTGAGGTCATTGACGATGAGGTATTTTATGACAGTTTCGATTTTGATTCCGAGGACGGCGGCTTCGTTCCCGCTTCTGCTTCGGTTGCTGTTTATGAGCTCACGTCGGACGTTGCGGTTGATTCAGGCAAGACTTATTACACACGCAGCGGCTCTGAAGGTGCGTATACATATACAGCGGTCAAATCACCCGCTGTAGGCTCGATTTCGACTTACTACGAAATGACAAAGCCTGCCGTTGAGGGCTCAAATAAGATCAATGCCCTCATTGCTTCGCCGCTCACAACCAAGTTTGTACCGAAGCTCTCGAGCATTTATTACTTTGCACCGGGCGGACACACACAGGGCGACTGCTATCTTTATCAGAACAGAGCTTTCTCGGATGTCTTTACTTTCCCGAACGGCAAGAACAACAAGATTGACAGCCTTTACGTTGACGTTGAGGCTTAAGGAGTAATCAACATGGCTTATGCTGACTTTTCGGATTATCGAAATATAATCGGTGAGGACGATATCCTCGAAACAAAAGAGATAGAGGATAATTTGGAGTTAGCCTCTGTCAAAATTGATGAAATGACTTTCGGACGAATTAACGGGGTGGGATTTGATAATCTCACTCCGTTTCAGCGTGAGTGCATACGTAAAGCGACCTGCTATCAGGCACAGTATATTGTTGAGAACGGCTACGATGAAACCGACGTGTCAAGCTATACCGTCGGCAAACTGAGTGTCACACAGGGACAGCAGGAGAGCGGAGCGAGCAAAAATCATATGAACCCGACCGCTCTTGCATTGCTCAGAAAATCGGGGCTTATGTGGCGAGGTGCTTGATATGGCGAGGAGAGTTAAAAGGCTCGGCTTTCCCGATTGGCTTCTCAACAACGAATGTGTTATTTCCGTTGATACAGAGGAGCTGAACGAGGACGGCGAAACGGTCGTGTATAAGACCGAACCGATGAAGTGCATATTTGATGAGGTGTCAAAGACGGTGTTTACAGCTGACGGCAAGAGGGTAACGCTCACAGGAACGGTTATTGTAAAGGGCGATTTTGCCCCTGCATTGCCTATCTTATCAAGCGGCACCGTGACGGTCAACGGACGGACAATGCAGATATATTCTGCCGCACGTCCGAGAAACCCCGACGGCACGGTGCACCACACGGAATTTGAGGTGATGTGATGAACGTTAAGGTGAAAATCAATCACAAAAATTTGGCAGCAATAGAAAATATTGCGGAGCAGGCTCTTGTGAAAACGGCTGATGCCATAAAAACGGACGTTCAGCAATCTCAAACAATGCCGTTCAAGACCGGAGCACTTCAAAACCGTTCTACTTTCGTTGATAAAAGTCAGGCAAAGGATTTTAAGGTCAGCATTGTATCTGATACACCGTATGCAAGGCGTTTATATTTTCACCCCGAATATAATTTCAGTCATTTACACAACAAAAATGCAGGCGGCGAATGGTTTGAACCGTATATAACGGGAGAAAAACAGGATTACGCACAACGAATTTTTGAGAGATTTATGCACAATGGAATGAAACACTTAGGAGGATAAAATGACACTTTCGGATTTGAGGGATTATTTCAAGTCGGATTTTCCGTGGAAAGAAAGCATATCCGTCGGAAAGATTGACAAGAACAAGGAACGGACAGTGTGCTTTTATCATTCAAAGGTTTCACGTCCGAAAATTAACACAATCGGCGGCAAGGGTAACAGGTCATATACCGTGTTGCCGATTTCTATTTTGCTGCGCTTCGGCAAGAATTACGAAGCTGCTGCAGAGAAAGCCGAAGAGATTTACAATTTCTTCGACGAAAAAACATTTGACCTTAATAACGAGCGTGTTTTCGTTATATCGCCGTATAACGCACCCATTGATTTGGGTACCGACGATCAGGGCGTATTTGAAAATTCGCTTGAATTTGATTTATATATTACAAAGAAAGGTGATTGAGTATGGCTACAGAATTTAAAGGTGTATTCCCTGTTAACGAAATGGACTTTAAGATTGATAAAAGTTCGGTAAATTCACGTGTGACAAATCCGACAAATAGTGATTATGTAACAATAGCCGACATGGAATCAGCGTCAATATCTGTTGATACGGGCGTTGAAACATGGAATCCGTTGGAGGCTAAGGGCTGGCAGAGAGCACTTGCAACGGCTAAGTCTATTACAATTTCCATGTCCGGCAAGAGAAATGTCGGCGACCCGGGTAACGATTATGTTGCAAGCAAGGCATGGACGAACGGTCAGGCTTGTAATACAACATACAAGATTTCATTCCCGAACGGTGATACTCTCGTCGTACCGTGCGTAATTCAGGTAAAAAGTATTGCCGGTGCAGATTCAACGAATGTTGCACCGCTCGAATTTGACCTTGTATCCGACGGTAAGCCCGAATATACAGTGTCAGCAAGCACAAGCTCAACCGATGGGAGCGGAACTGTTGATTCCGAAACGGGATCTAACTAAAAACGAGGGGGCAGGGCGACTTGTCCCCAATTATTTTTTAAAAGGAGTTTTTTTATGAAAATCATTGATACAAAGGGTGCAGTTCTTTCAGGCGACAATCATCCGTCACTTAAAATTGGTGACAAGCTCTATACGGTTGACGATCGCCGTTCCACATGGAAGAAGATCGAAGCTGTTCAGAACGACGACAGCATTATTGAAAAGGACGAGGAAATCATCAGACTTGCTCTTGGCAAGGAGAATGCTGACGAAATCCTCAACAACAAGGACCTTTCCGCCCTCGGTTTTACAAATCTCACATTTTTCATCATGTCCGCTATTACAGGCGAGGACTACGATGAACTGAAAAAGGCGGCAAGAGAAAGAAAAAACTGACCGAAGAATCGTATTACGATGAAGATTTTGACGAAGCCTTGATTATTTCGAGTTTTGCCAAACAGTACGGAATACGATTGATGCAGGAAGATATTTCGGTCTCGGAATACAGAAAATTACTTGTTGGAATTATGGGCGATACACCTCTCGGCGAAGTGGTGAGAATAAGGGCAGAAACCGACCGTGAAACGATTGAGCAAATGACGGTACAGGAAAAGAAAATCCGCTCGGAATGGCAGAAGTTTAGGGCTTCTCAGAACCAAACGCCGCAGATTACAATATCGCTCGAGCAATTCCAGCAGATGATGAAATCATTAGCGGGGTGATAAAATGGCAAACGTAGGAACGCTCACTTTTTAGCTCCGGCTGAATAAAGACCAGTTTAAAAAGGATGTTTTTGCCGCTGCAAAGTCGGCACAGAAAACCTGCGGACAGTCCGCTACGGGTATTTCGTCGGCGTTCACAGGTGCTTTCAAAAAAATCGGCGTTGCGGCGGCAACTGCTTTTTCGGTTAAAGCGATAACAGCCTTTTCAAAGGAATGTATTGATCTCGGTTCCGACCTGACGGAAGTGCAGAACGTTGTTGACGTTACTTTCGGTCAGGGAGCAAGCAAGATCAATGCGTGGGCGAAAACAACAGCGTCGGCGTTCGGAATATCCGAGCTGTCGGCAAAGCAATACAGCGGCACAATGGGTGCAATGCTCAAGTCAATGGGCTTGACGACAGATGCGTCACTGAACATGTCGCAAAAAATAACCGAGCTTGCGGGCGATCTTGCGTCGTTCTATAATCTTGACGTTGACGATGCTTTTACAAAGATAAGATCGGGAATTTCGGGCGAAACCGAACCCTTGAAACAGCTCGGTATAAATATGTCGGTGGCTAATTTGGAAGCCTACGCAATGTCAAAAGGCATTACTACTGCTTATCAGAAGATGTCACAGGCAGATCAAGCACTGTTGCGGTATAACTATCTGCTATCCGTAACTGCCGATGCACAGGGTGACTTTTCACGAACATCTGATTCCTGGGCGAATCAGGTGCGAATACTATCCCTAAACTTTGATTCGCTGAAATCAAACATCGGTCAGCTGTTGATTACAGCACTGACACCGCTGCTAAAGCAGCTTAACACGCTTATTGAGTATGCAAACAGGGCAGCAAGTGCAATAGCGAGCCTGTTCAGCGGTTCTGTTGCAACGGCCACAGCCGGAGCAGGTTCGGCAATGTCAGGGCTTTCGGGCTCGGCGGTTAACGCTGCAAACGACATAATGTCGACGGGCACAGCGGCGGAAAAGGCGGCAAAAAAGGTCAAAAATGCCTTTGCTGCTTATGACGAGATCAACACATTGAGTAAGACCGAAACGGACAGCGGAAGCTCTGATGCCGGAAGTGCTTTAGGCGGTGTCTCATCCGGAAGTGCATTTGATACAAAGCAAACCGATAAGGGCTTGACAGAAACCGAAAAGAAAATTGAACGTTTAAAGAACAAGCTGAAAGGCTTTTGGACTGGCTTTTCTTCCGGCTTTGCAAAAGAGAAAGCCCAGCTTGACAAGTTGCTCAGCCAAACAAAAAACATTTTTAAAAGAGTTTGGAAAGATATACGATCTCTTGGGTCACCTCTTAAAAACTGGGCTGAAACGGATTTGCTTTCATTGTTCGAGACTTTTGCGCATACGTTCACTGATATTTTTCTCGGACTGTGGGATACACTCAATCTTGTATTCGGTTCTACTTGGGATAATTTGATTTTTCCTTGTCTTGAGAAATTCATAACGGTAGGCTTGCCGATTATGACACAATTCAGAGAGCAAGGCTTGTTAACGCTCCTTTCTGCTTTTAATGCAGTCAAAGAAGTTTTTGATAAAGTGTGGACTGACGGAATAATCCCGATAATGCAGTTATTCTCAAAGGTCTACTCTGATGCTCTTGATATTGTTGCGGACAAATGGGCGAAGTTTGGAGAGCCGATTTTTGACGGAATGCGGGAAGCAATTGATAACGTCAAAAATATTGTCTTGAATGCGTGGAACGGATTTATTAAGCCGTGTCTTGATATTGTAATGCAGACGCTCAATGAGATTTGGGATGAGCATCTCAAACCCTTGTGGGATAACATAACCGATTTTGTCGGAGAACTGATAACGGCGGCACTTGATATTTATAATAAGGCTATCGCACCGGTGTGTATGTGGTTACAGGATAAGCTATACCCGGTGTTTGTTTGGGCTTTTCAGAACATTGTTGATTTTTTAAAGCCTATAATTGAAGGTATAATAGATTGGTTTAATGGCATTATTACAGCACTTAAGGGCGTAGTTCAGTTTATTGCAGGCGTATTTACAGGTGATTGGAAGAGAGCCTGGGAAGGTATTAAAAATATCTTTAAAGGTCAATGGCAGCAAATAGCGTCTCTTGTAAAGATACCAATAAATCTAACGCTTACGCAATTTGAAAAACTTATAAACGGAATGCTTAAGGGTTTCAATTTCTTCGCGAAAGCGATTAACAAAATACACATCAAGATCCCGGATGTGTTTGGCGGCGGTAGCTGGAATCCGTCAATCCCGACTGCTTCAATGATTACATTACCACGCCTTTATACAGGCGGCTATCTCAAAGCCAACAATCCGACGCTTGCAGTCGTGGGCGATAACAAGCGAGAGGGTGAAATCATTACTCCCGAATCGAAGATCAAGGAACAGGTCAAGCTTGCAATGCAGGAAATAGGTGCTGCCGTAAGCAACGGTATTCAGACCGTTAAACTGCAAATTGAGCTACTTATTAAATATCCCGACGGCAGGACGGTTATTAAGCAAATCAATGAAGCTCAAATAGCCGAAGGCCGTATTCTTTTGGAGATATAAAGGAGTATTACATATGGATAAATACGAAGTATAGGTCAACGGAGTCATTAAGCTTAAAGCCGACCAAATGAGTTGGGAATATCCGCAGACCGACGGTGACGGCAGCGGTGCGACTGACGAAAATGTAATGATAAGAGAGGTTTTACCCGAAAGAGATAAAATCTCTCTTTCATTTCAGGGCGAAGGGCTGACTGAAGCCGACATAAGAACAATTCTGACCGTTAGACATTATGAAACCTGCACGGTCAATTATTATGATTTGCACACAGGAACAAGGATCACACGAACCATGTATCCCGTTTCGGACGCAATAAAAACAAAGTACATGACGAACAGCGGCGAGCTCATCGTCGAGCCGTTTGAATTGCGATTTATTCAGATGATACCGGTTTAAGGAGGAATGACATATGTATAATCCGGGCGGAGATTATCTGACTTATATAAAAGACAGCATAATCCGAAAACCAAGGTCAAAGATCGTGGTTGACGGAAAAACATATACAGGATTGGAACATCTCGTTTCGTTTCCGAAAATCACGCATGAAACAGAGAAGATGATAGGCGGCTTTCCGGCAAAGACCTGTGAATTCGAAATTTATAACCTTGACGGTAAATTAAGCCTTAACGGTAAAGAAGTACAGGTTTATCGTGGACTGGATATCAGTGATACCAAAACGGTGTGGATTCCGATGGGCTTGTTCTATGCTGATGGCGAAGATGTGACAAATAATTCGACCAAACGCACAATCCAGTTCAAAGGCACAGATCGTACACGTTTGTTTGATTCTCCGTTTGCAAATGTATATAGCAAGGGAATTATTCCGGCTGACACGGTTATTTCAACCGTTGCGGAAAAGATTTGTGCAAAGCATGGATTGTCAATCAATACAGCCACGAAATCCAAAATCATTTCTTATCGATTTACCGAGGCTGTCGGTACTCCCGAGGACACGACTGACAGACAGGTGATTGCATGGATTGCCGAGTTAAGCGGATGTATACCGATTATCTCTCGTGACGGACAAAGTCTTATGTTTACAAGACCGACATACAAGGAAACGGTAACGGAAGCAGGAAAAACGTATCCGAGCGGATCATATGCCGATAAACGTAAATATAAAACGTTGTCTGCCGAACCTTTGTACGGCCCGATTAATGCCATTTCTTTCGGCCATGCCGATTATGATGATGCATATGTTTATCAAGATGATACAGACGTTGAAACAAACGGCTTGCATGAATGGAAGATTAATGACAACGCTCTTGCCGAAAATGATAAATCAGCACTTGCGCCGAAAGTCTTTGCGATAATAAAGGGCATGCAGATTTATCCGTTTGAGCTGACTGATTTTATCGATGATTATCTTTTTGACATCAATGACGGAATACAAATTAAGAAAAAAGATGGAGCATTTGTAACCACATATGTTCTCGGTATGAACACAACATCACGAATTCGCTCAGTCTTTAAGGCAGGAACGCAAGATTCGTCGTCGGCAGACAGAAATCTTGCCGGAAGCGTTAAGCTCGATATGAAAAAGGTTAAATTGAGTGTTGACCACATCAACAATCAGATTACCGCCCTCGTAAAAGAGACGGACGAAAAATATTCTAAGCTGACGCAGACTGTTGACGGATTTGAAACAGAGATAGCCGACACAAAGAACGGGCTTGAAGCTAAGATAAGCGCGACGGCAAAATCTTTTGAAGCAACATATGCGAAGAAAGAAACCGTTGACGGTCAGATTGAGGGCATAACAAATCAGATCGGCACTATAAATACAGAACTTGCAGGCATTGACGGAAAAATTGCAGGCAAGGTAACGACCGAGGTGCAGAAGGACACAACGATTTCAATTCTTGCCGGCAAGGTCGAATCCAAAATCAGCGGAAACTATGTCACCAAAGCAACGTATGACGACGAAAAGAAAAATTGGCTGTTGAAGACAACCTATGATTCCTACGTCAGCCAGACGGACCAGAAAATTTCTGCCGCCGTCAGCAGAGTGCAGACGCTCGAAACGGCAGGGTATATCACCAAAGCAGTGTGCAATTCATTGATAGATCAAAAATCTGACAGTATTGCGCTCAAGGTTGAGAGCAGCATTAAAACGGAGTCTCGCAACTTACTTAAAAATTCGGCTTGCTTTGAGAATTTTACGACAAATACGTATAATTCATTTTTTGACGGATTTGAGAGCGGAACTAACCCTTATGTTGCAAAAGACCAAACCACATTGCCGTCCGGACAGGCACAAAGAATTTTATTTATGTCTAACAACGAAACCGTATCGGGTTTTAAATATGCCGGCAGTGCTTTTGTGGAAGCTGCGCTCGGCAGCAAAAATGCAGGTAACGTACTCAAGCCCAAGACTACATATACATTGTCTTTTTGGGCAAGGATGTATGATTCTGACATTAAACTAAAAAATCGGGCAACGTTAAATCTTGCTAATGCGGTCTATACAGGTACAGGAGCAAACGCCGTAACAATAGACAGTACACGGTCTCGGGGAGCGTCTCTGACTAACAGCTTCAGCAAGGTCGTTATCGTCTTTACAACAGGCGGAGCAATCGAAACGTTTCAACTAAATTTTAGATTGGAAGGAATCCCTGTCGGTTACGTTGCAGGTATTGTTTTTTCATCGCTTAAGCTTGAAGTCGGCAATATCGCCACTGATTGGACGGAATGGACACCCACAGCAGCAGACGTTGAGCAGTCGGCGCAGGCAAAGATTGACATGTGCGTGCAGAAGGATGAGAACAATAATCTTGTTTCCGAAATCAACATCGCAAGTAATAAACTGGCAATTAACACGGATAATTTTACACTTGATAAAACAGGACAGATGACTTGTACGGGTGCAACTATAAAGGATGGAATGATTACATGCGGTGATAGCAGTACGGCCATGATAATAGCACAGGGCGCAATTGTGCATAAATTTGACGGCACTGAAATCGGCCAAATCGGACTAACAATGAATCCGGACAGCTCAGGCAATATGCAATATTACGAAAGAATATCAGGAACGGTCGGAGTTGAGATAAGTGCTAACAACTATGCCACATTTGTTGACGATGCAGGTTTTGTAGTTTGCTCAAATGCCAGAGATACAACAATAAATGTCAGTATTTCGTCAACAACCGATTGGTCGTATGCGTCCTATTCGTCGGCGTTAAGAAGTATTGTTGAAGCGGATGCAGCTTTAATCGTATCGGCAAACCGAGGAAATAATAGCTTGTATTTAGAGGGCAGCAGCATTGTAACATGCGGACGGCTTGAAGCGTTAAATGGTGTTAAACTACGAACTGCCATTGGTACGAGTTCCAGCCAATCATATGTATATGTCGTAGCAGATAAAAAGACCGGAGAAATCGGCTTTTTGTCAGCATGATAAGGAGGACACAATGAAAACTACAATCGAAAAGATACTTGATGCCCGTGAGGTGCTTTCACGGCTTGCTGAAAAGGCGTTGCCCGTCAAGCAGAGTTACAGGCTGGCAAAGCTTGTTAAAGCTGTAAATGACGAGCTGAGCATATATGAGGGTGAGAGGATAAAGCTCTGCGAGAAATACGGCACGCTGAACAAAGAAGCAAAAAAATATGACATTAATGACACGGACGGTTTTTACAGAGATTCCGCCGTGCTGTTAAGCCAAGAGGTCGAGCTTGACGTTAAGCCGATTGATATCAGCGGTCTTGAACTGTCAGCGCAGGATATTATCAATATTGAGCCGTTAATTGAGGTGATTAATGATGATTAACAAAATCGTAGTCAGTGAGCGGAGGGGACTGTTTCCCGAATATTCAAGCCTCGGCACGATAGGGGAGAAGAACGCAACGACGCTGTTGTTTCTTCTCCCTGTTGCGTTGCAGGGATACAGCGAAAATATCGTCTGTGAGACCGCACAGGGCAGCTTTAATTATACGGTATCAAACGATACCTTCAACCTGCCGAGCGAGGTTTTGACGGATAGCACGTTGAAATTGCAGCTTGTCCTCAAGGACGGTGCGGACAAAGTAATTTGGAAGTCTGTCCCGTATACATTTACCCTCAATCCGACCCTTGACGACAGCGGCGAAAATCCTATTACAAAGGCAAAAGCGGAACAGCGAGAGGACGACCGCACCGAGCTTGGCGAAACGTTATCCGACCTCACAGGGCAGGATTTGAAAAAATCGGACTGGGATGAGCTTATTGACATTGCCAATGAGTTACCGCTCAAGAGCAAACAAGATGTGCTTGACCTTAGAAAATGCAGTGAGTTAACCTATGCTTTTGCACACGCAACAACACCGCCGAGTTTGATCACAGGCAGCTATAAGCTCGACAAGGAAGACCCCGACAATCCTGACTCACCCAACGTTTTGATTAAGCTGCCGTTTTTGGAAACACCGAATGCTGTATATAGGTTCGAGACAACAAGAGTTTCTCAGAGCATCGAAGAATGCGGCTTTTCAATCGGTGATAAGGCTGCAAAGGAAATTTGCTTTAACGGAAGAAGCATGTTTAACGCTTACGGCGGAACAGTTGCAGCAAATTTGAAAAGGATCACGCTGGTAGGCATTGAGCGTGTTGTTAATTCCAGCGACATGTTCCAAGGCTGCCGCTCGTTGGAGGAAATAACATTGATTGAGAGAGGAAACAATGCGGAAAAATACAGCACCGGTTACTGGTATGAATACTTTAAAGATTGTTCCGCCCTACAATCAATCCTCGGAACGCCGCTTGATATGAGCCATGGAACGGATTACACGCGTACATTCCAGAAGTGCTCAAAGTTAAAGTATGTGCGTTTTAAGCCGTTTACGATAAGCCACGACCTCAATCTATCAGACTGTTCGGCTTTAATGAAAGGCAAGTACGGAGCAACCTCCGACGATCCGGGAACGCTTTTGTCAATCGTCAACGGCGTCCGCGAATACCGTTCGGAATTAGGACAAATTACAATTAGCTTCTCGGCATTTGTAAAGGACTATTTGACATCATGGCGTTGCGTGCAAGACTCCGAGACGGGTTTGTACGTTGCATCCACACAGGGTATTACCCTCGCAACTGTTTTGACAAACAACAAAGGAGTGATTATAGCGTGATATACGAAAAGCAACCAATCGAACACGCAACCGTATCAATCGTTGAGGACAATGGCTTTAAAATGCTTGTGATTGAGCCGACTGAGGGCTATAAGCTCAGACAGAAAGGCGACAACACCTACAGCACAATGAAAATTATGTTTTCAGCCGAGTTTGAAGAATTGCTCGACAATTATCATGCCGTGTCTATCGATGAGCCTGACGAGGAGGTCGAAATTCCTCCGATAACGCCGACAGACGACGAAGAACTGTCAGCAGAAGAGGCGTTGTCTATAATTACAGGAGGTGTATCGGATGAAACGGTCTGAGGCTAAAGCTTACAGAAACAAGGTTGTGCAGGGCGAAACGGTCGAAAAGCTCGGCGGCATAGCCGAAAAAATAGAGCAATCAGACAAGATAGGTTACAACTGGCACAATTATTACGTCGGCGACAAGCTCGTAAAATCTATATACATTGAGCAGGACAACCCTGTAGGTACACATGATAACCCATTTGAGTGGTCGCCCGGAATGAAGCTTATTTTAAACGGATATTACACTTACAACGGAAAAAAATATGTAGCTATTGCCGAGGGTTCACCCGAAACAATTACAACGGAATATTTCGAGGAATTTTAAGGAGGAATAATCATGTTACAGCCAACAGGAAACAAACTCATAGACACAATTATCTACGTCGGTGCATCGGCAATCGCATTCAATGTGATTTTGCCGATTTGTGCCGTAATTCTTAAAGCCCTTGGGCTGATGTGAGGTGCGGCATGGAGGGAATCATCGCAGCAATCATCACGGGTGTATTATCGCTCATCGGAGTGGTTATCAGTAACCTTGCTGCCAACGCTAAAATGGCAAAGGAGCTTGAAAAAGCACAGGCGGTCACGGACACAAAAATTGAGGAGCTAACCCGAGAGGTGAGGGAACACAATAATTTTGCGAAGCGTGTCCCCGTGCTCGAAGAAAAGGCAAAGGTCGCAGATCACCGTATCAGCGATTTAGAGCATATCAATCAGAAAGACTAAGGAGGAATCACAATGAAAAAGATTAACATTAAAGGTGTAACGGCGCAGACATGGGCGAGAACTCTCGTGCTTGTTCTCGCACTCATCAGCCAGCTTGCCGTTATCCTCGGCAAGAGAAGCGAAGCTATTGATGTAGACCAGTGGCAGGAGTATGTTACATATGCTTTCACCGTCGGCGCATCAATCGTCGCATGGTGGAAGAACAACAGCTTCACCAAAAATGCACAGGTTGCCGATGATGTCAAAAACAGCCCCGAACTGACAAACGGAAGAGGTGAGTGAATATGAGTAACAGCTCACTCGCTACATATCAGCGACTGACCGATAATTACGACCCTCGCAGAAACAAGATCGACACGATTACAATTCATTGTTACGTTGGACAGGTCACAGCAAAGCAGGGTTGCGATTATTTTTACAACACCGACAGAGAGGTTTCCTCAAACTATGTTGTCGGTCGTGACGGTTCGATCGGTCTTTCGGTTGCAGAGAATCACAGAGCGTGGACGTCGTCCTCTCCATCAAACGACCACAGGGCAATCACAATTGAAGTTGCCTCGGACACAAAGCCGCCGTATGCGGTCACAGATAAGGCATATAGTGCGCTCATAACACTTGTAACCGACATCTGCAAGCGTAACGACATCAAAAGGCTTGTGTGGTCCAATAACAAGAGTAACCGAGTTAACCACCGCAACGGCTGCAATATGACCGTACACAGGGATTTTGCTTCGACTGCTTGTCCCGGTGCATATCTTTACAGCCGTATGGCAGATACTGCGGCTCAGGTCAACAAGAGACTTTCCGCAGGCACAACAAAGCCGACAGCCAAACCGACAACCACAATCAAAATTGACGCACCGTCAGACGTAGGAGGTAATGATATGACAAGAGGATATTTTCAGGTAGGCGACCGCAATGAGGGCGTTTACTCATACAAGCAGCAGCTTATGCTCCTCAAAAAAAAGGGCATAATTTCGCAGGGCGTTGACAATAACGAGATCTTCGGCGCAGGTACCCGAACAGCTACAAAACAGGTACAAAAAGCCGCAGGCATAACCGTTGACGGTCTCGCCGGCCCGCAGACAATAAGAGCTTGCTATGTGCTCGCGGCGAAGTGAGTTTTAAAATTATAATCAAACTTTTAAAGAGTTTTGATAAGTTTTAAAAATGTTGGATTAAGCAGTTATGTTTTCACCGCCAAAGATAAGCGGCACTGTCATTGACGGTGAAACGACTTCTTTAAAAACAAATTTGACAAAGCACAATATTAATGGTATGATTTCTTAAAAAACGAGGAGAAAATATCATGCCGCAAAAAAGTTTTAATGTGGTTGTGAATAAGAATAAAGTGAAAATATACAAGATGGAAAATCAACTTTGTGTAAATGATTTTATTCGAAATTTACAATTAGCTTTAAAATGGATTAAAAGAAATTCACTTAACACTATCGAGATAGAATGTTTGTGTGCAAGGGAACATATATTCCCAGACGCATGCTTACCTATTAGCGCTATAATTCAAGAATTTAAGATAATAAATAATGTTGAAATAAAAATAAAAATA